TGATAGACATATTCATCGATGACAACGGCAATGAAAAGGAAACGAAGTACTACACCCTCGTTTGCGCCAAAGACATCACCGAAGCCAACCGCCTCATGCAAGAACACATGAGACAAGGCCTTAAAGACATGAGGTTGGACGGAATTGTGAAAACCAAAATCATAGACCTGATATAGGAGCATAATGTGAGACATTCCCCGCAAGCCGATCCGGGTACGTGGTCGAGCACCATACGGAGAAAGGAACTGCGGGGAGAAATTAGCCATAAGTGTTTTAGGTGGTATCGGCAGTGTCGGAATTGGTATACGATAAAGTGTAGCTCTTATAGATAGGTTGGCAATGGCACAGCTTGTAGAGGCGTAGCCGTAAAATAAAAATTACCGCTTGACAATTCTCCTCCGAGTTTAGGCATACGAAAGTATCGCACGGTGAGCGCAACCTCACAAATTAAAACTACTAAGTGAAAGTCTTAGAAAAACTCCTATCATGCGGGTTCGAGTCCCGCCTGCCGAACAAAAAGAGAAAGATACAATATAATGGAAGAACAAGCCACATACAACAGAAAAATAAAATACGATGTAGTGATAGGGATAGACCCCGACGTTGAGCGCAGCGGCTACTCCGTATTGGAAACAAGGAAAATGAAAATGGAGATGAGTGTTTGCCCATTCCCCTTGTTGGTAGAGGGTATAAAAAAACTTCATGAGCACTGCAAGAAAAACGATGAACGAGTGGCGGTATATGTCGAGGCAGGTTGGAAGAACAAATCCAACTGGCATTTGTCACCGAAGGACACACGGGCGAGCGCAGCCAAGAAAGGCGAGCATGTAGGTCGAAACCAAGAGACCGGTCGCAAGATAGTCGAAATGCTGAGGCATTACGGAATACAAGTCATGGAGCAATCCCCATTGCGCAAGTGCTGGCAAGGGAAAGACGGCAAGATCACCCATGAAGAATTGAAGCGGTTGTGCCAGATGAGCGGGATAGAGTTTAACAGACCCCGCAGCAACCAAGAAGAAAGGGACTCTGCCCTGCTCGCTATCACCTGCTCCGGATTGCCCATTAAATACAAAGTCGTTGAATCTGAAATAAACAAATGATAGACATCAAGCACATCATCGCCTTGATAGTCGAGGAAAAGAAAAAGAATAACAAGGAGCCCTCCATAGCGAGCTTTACCGAAATACAGTCGGTGGTTATCCGTTCACTCAAATCTGAGATAAACGAGCTATGCAAAACCGGTGAGATTGACAAGCACAAGACCCTGAACGGGTGGGCATTTTCAATCACTGAAACCACAAATTAAAAAAATGTTTAATCATTTGATTTACAGATGTTTATATTTGTCAAAAAGTAAATAATATATTAAATTTACCATGTAATAAATAAGAACAATTATGAGCACAATCTTACAGTTTCCCAACCGTTTCACGTCAGTGGAAATTGTCATATTATGAGTAAAATTCATGAGTTTATAAAAAGAAAATAGGAACTAAATATACATGGGACGAAATAGAAAAATGGGATTGGACTATTTTCCTTTTGACATAGACACATTTCAAGATATAAGAATACGAAAGTTAATCAAGTATCAAGGCGGTAAAGCTATGACGGTATATGCTCTCCTGCTATGTCTTATCTACAAGGGTGGGTACTACATGATGTGGGACGAAGAGTTGCCCTTCATTATTTCGGAACAGACCGGGTTTGAAGAGGCATATATATCAGAAGTGATTAATAGCTGTCTGGCACTGGGGTTATTTTCCAAAGAATTATTTGAAATGGAACATGTGCTGTCATCGAAAGGAATACAGGAACGATACAGGGACATTTGCAAACAGATCAATCGGAAATGCGATTTTGTCGAATATTCCCTTATTTCTTCCGAGGAAAAACATATTTCCTCCGAGGAAATGCCTATTTCTTCCGAAGAAATGCCTATAAACTCTGAGAAAATACCACAAAAGAAAATAAAAGAAAAAGAAAAAAAAGAAATACTCTCTAACGAGAGTATAAAGAAAAAAGCGGCGTCCGCCGCCACGCACGAAAGGAAAGAAGCCTTTTATCATTCCCTTATCCCTTATGCCGACAAGTACGGGAAAGAAATGCTTCGGGCATTCTTCGACTATTGGTCGGAGATGAACGCCTCCCAAACGAAAATGAGATTTGAGAAACAGCCCACATGGGAGCTCTCCAAGCGGCTCGCCACATGGGAAAACAACGAGAAAAAGTATGAAAAAAATAGAAGAGCTGCTGCCGGAAAGACCAAACAGGAGCGAGTTGCAGAGTTTGCAAAAGCCATCGCCACCAAGCTGGCAACGGGAGATACTGGCAACCTACAAGACGGGGGAGAATCTGCTCTGCCTTTTTAGCCCCGACAATCAAGGCCGCTATTGCCAGAGCCTCGAACGATGCTTTATCGGCAAAGCTCCGAGCATAGCCCGTGTATCGAGGACGTTCGGCAGTCACATCGCCGAGTCGTGGCTGGAAATACAGCTTCTCGACCTCGCCGAGTTTTCGGGAGTCCGCAAGGACGGAATGACGGAAAAGGAATACGAGGAGATAGCCCGTATCATCATCTCCGGCTATGGTGATTTCAAGCTCACCGAGTTCATGGTATTCTTCCAGCGGTTCAAACAAGGGCTTTACGGGACGTTCTACGGAGTTTTCGACCCTATGGTGATAACAAGGTCTCTTCGAGAGTTCAGAGCCGACAGAGAGAAACTATTGCGGTTCTATGAGTCCAAGAAAAGGCAGGAGGAAAAGGAACGGGAGAGAGAGCTACGTGAAAAGGAGAAAGCGACACCCGATCAGATTCAAGAAATTATCGACAAATACAGCAAAAAGGAAAGTTAAGTATGAAAGACATAGAGCTTTACAACGATTCGTTCCAGAATTATAAAGTCTATGGGCTGCCAAAAGCGCAGCTGATTATAGCAGATGTGCCGTATTGTTACGACACTGAAACGGAGTGCTTCACAAGAAACGGTTGGAAAAAATATACTGATATTCTACCAGAAGATGAAGTACTGTCACTTAATCATCAAACACAAAGAATGGAATATAGCGGCATCGCAAATATTATAGTGAGAGATAATGATGAGGACATGATACAATTCAAAAACCAAAACATTGACTTGTTTGTATCTGCAAATCATAGGTGCTATACTGTTGAAAAGTTTACACCCAATTTAAAATTTGGAGAACGTATCCGAAACAGAAAACGTATAAACACTGAAAACATACGGCTTGCTAAAAATATTACTGCGGCTTCATCTGTACCACGGTCTGGATATATTTGGACTGATTTCACGGATTGCGATATAGTGGTTATCCCGGGAGTAGAGATAAAACATAATGGGAAAACACTAAATTCGCACACCACCGAAGATGTCGTTATAAATACTATTGATTGGTTACGCTTCTTTGGCTTATATCTCGCTGACGGTTCTTATTCAAGATGTAGCGGTTCAGGTTACACAGTAAGTATCAAACAACACAATCGTGATCGTGATAAAGTCCGCAAGATACTAAGCAATCTACCATTCAAATTTTCAGAATCCCAAAACAAAGGTAGAGATAGTGCAAACTATAATATCTACTCAAAACAACTGTATTGCTATCTTGAACAATTTGGCAGAAGTGCTGATAAGTTTATACCACGTTGGATATTGGATTTGCCTACGGATAAACTAAAAATATTTTGGGAGTCTTATACGTTTGGAGATAGTTCGCAGAATGGTCCGGGGATAAGAATTAGTTCTATTTCTAAAAAACTAATCTTGGGATTGCAGGAGGTGGCTTTAAAATTAGGGACACTATGTCAAATATATACAAAGCGGATAAACAGTGGTGATTTGTACCAGTTTCAATATAACCCATTATCTCGCAATATAAAATACGGCAACAAAAAAGTTGTTGCAGATTATACAGGTAAAGTATGGTGCTTAACACTAAAAAAGAATAGCGTATTTTTAGTACGCAGAAATGGCTCCATTTGTTTTAGCGGAAACTGCTTAGGAGACAACGCCTACGCCAGCAACCCCGCATGGTATATCGACGGAGACAACAAGAACGGCGAGAGCGCATTGGCAGGCAAACAATTTTTCTCGTCCGACAGCGAGTTTCGTCCGGCAGAGTTCATGCACTTCTGTTCCAAAATGCTCGTCAAGGAACCGAAAGAAGCCGGCAAATCCCCCTGCATGATACTGTTCTGCGAGTATGAACAACAGTTCAAATTCATAGAGTTAGGCCGCAAATACGGACTCATGCACTACATACCGCTGGTTTTCCGCAAGGACTTCTCGGCGCAAGTGTTGAAAGCAAACATGAAGGTCGTCGGCAACTGCGAATACGGTCTTATCCTTTATCGTGACAAGTTGCCCAAATTCAACAACAACGGGAGAATGATTTTCAACTGCTTCGACTGGGTGAGGGACAACACCACGCCCAAATGCCACCCTTGCCAGAAACCTGTCCCGCTTCTCAAACGGTTGATAGAGATATTCACGGACAAGGGCGATGTTGTCATCGACCCGTGCGCAGGAAGCGGCACAACCCTGTATGCGGCGGCCTCATTGGGAAGAAAGGCATATGGCTTCGAGGTCAACAAACAGTTCTATAACGACGCAAATGAAAAGGTCTTGAAAAGAATACAAGTCAGTTTATTTCAATAAATTATAAAATCATACAGATATGGGAGAAATAGAACTTATGAAAGGAGGAGAGCAATGATTGAACGATTAAAATGCTGTATCAACATTCTGTTTGCAAAGCAATATATCGTTTTTACGGCAGACAAATACAAGATAGGTAAGTTCGGATCAGGATATATCCGTACAACTAATAAAGCATTCTTACAAGCGGCCATTGAGGTTATAGAGGAAATAGATAGTCATCTTGTTGAAGTTAATGAGAAAAATTGATAGGTAATGAAAATAGAAGATATTGAAGATGCAGCATTAGACTGTGCCCTATTCGAGGATTATTACTATAATCCCCAATTGCAGCCTGCATATATAGATGGTTTCAAGCGTGGTACGAAATGGCGTATTGATTCAGTGTGGCATGAGGTAAGTGAAGAACCCGAAAGGAATAGAATATATCTTGCTCAACTTGGAGACAGTGCCTTTGATACCTTTTATGATTCCGAAAATTGGGTAAAATTTTCACGTGGAGTTAACATGCAACGTTGGGCATATGTAGAAGACTTGTTGCCAAATAAACAGGAGGAATAGCAATGAGAAAAACGATATTAGATGCCTGTTGTGGGGGAAAGATGTTCTACTTCGACAAACATGACGAAAGAGTTCTTTTTCAAGACATTCGAAAGGTCTCTACTCATTTATGCGATGGTAGATCATTTGAAGTAAATCCCGACATACAAGCCGACTTTACAAATATGCCCTATGAGGATAAATCTTTTTCGATGGTAGTTTTCGATCCGCCTCACTTATTAAGGAATGCTGGAAAGTCAAAGATGGCAGATATGTACGGAAGTTTGAACGAAAAAGCATCGCCAACAGGCTACCAACAAATTAAATATGGAGCTCTGTATTCAGATTGGCGTGATATGCTGGCAAAGGGATTTAAAGAATGTTTTAGAGTCCTGAAACCCGGAGGATTTTTGATTTTCAAATGGAACGAGACCGACATCAAAGTGTCGGAAGTTCTCAAACTCACACCTGAAAAACCAATATTCGGGCATATATCCGGCAAACGATCTAATACACACTGGATTTGTTTCATGAAAGAAATTATAAAGGAGGAATAAGATATGAAGATTAAATTATTGAAAAGATTAAGGAATGATATTTTACAAAATTTTGAATATCATGATGGTGGATGGAGTGGATATTATAGAGTTATCTATAAAGGAACTAGGTATGAGTCAGAAATAGTAAGCGGTTTAAATTATTTTCTTACAGGTGGATACTGGTTTATTAGAAAAGTTATTATCGAAGAAATAAAAAAAATGAGAGAAAAGTCTGATATTAAATTTATGTATATAAAAAAAGATAGTTAGATGATTAAAGGAGGAATAGAGGTTGAAAGACTTAAAAAGAAAAGAATATGACAGTACAAGAATTGATTGACGAACTTGAAAAAGTGGAAGATAAGTCAAAACTTATTAAAGTAGCTTCGCTTTATGAGACTAATGATATAAATCGTACAGTTAATAGCGATTATGTATTTATAATTTGGATTTAATTAATGGCGATTGAAATATGAAGAAAATAATGTTCAATGATAAATACGGACTCACCCAAGCCGTACTTGAAGGTAGAAAGACTCAGACAAGGCGGATAATGAATCCACAACCGGAGGACTGTTCTACGGTACATCGTTGGTATAAATCAGCATATTGGAAGGACAAACCCATGAGTTTGGTTGTCAACGAAGATGGTAGTGTTTATTGTGAGTTCTGTGGTTATGGAGCAAAGCTGGAAGGTGGTAGCATATTCCGACTCCCGTATAAAGTAGGTGAAATCGTAGCCGTCGCTCAAAGCTACAATTCCTTTTACAATGATGAGTGCAATCCCAATTTATTCCCAAACGGTGCAGGCTGGACAAATAAAATGTATGTGAAGCCAGAGCTAATGCCACACTATGTCATTATAACAGCCGTAAGCGTGGAGAGGTTGCGGGATATATCTGATGTTGATTGTATGGCAGAGGGGATTAATTACTATGAGCAAGAGGGTTTTTCTTGGTGTTCAACGGGAAAATTATTTGATACACCCCGTGAAGCCTATGCTGCACTAATTGATAAAGTAAGCGGTAAAGGCACATGGGAGAGAAACCCTTATGTATTTGTGTATGATTTCGAACTGGTAAAGAAATGGAAATAGATAAAATAGAGGCATTTGATTATATGCTCCACCTTTTTGAGGAGTGGCGGGATAATCATGAAACGATTAAGGGCAAGCCGTTTCCTAAACTTACAGCCATGAAACTGCTGTTTTTGGCTGCTGCTCCTAAGAAAGATAGAGGCGATGACCTTTTAGACATATTCGATAATTTCTATGCTGTGCCATATGGCCCGGTGGAGAGTGATGTATATAATGCAATGTGCGAAGATAAACTTCCTTCGTTTTCGGTTAAATATCGTAGTATTGAACCAAGAGAAGGTGCGGAACCATATAACGCAAAAAGATATAATGACAAATTTTATCACAGAGTAAGAAATGCGGTAAATGACCTGAGAGAGAAAAATGAAAAATTGGTATTACTAAATGCCTTTGAACTAGTAGAGATTACTCATAGATGGTCTAGTTGGGATCGGGCGATGGATTTTTCTGAATTTATGGGGCAAATGAGTGCCAAGATGTCTATTGATTCTATTAGGGATTCAAGCAAGATATTCGATTTAAAATGAAATATAATCATGGAAGGAAAAGAAGTAGGAGTAGAGATGAAAGGGAATGCCTGTACATTCCCATAGAAAGCGAAATCACGCACTTTTCTTATCGCTCACCAAGAACGAAAAGTATTTAGACCTTTTAGGGTAAATCTTTTTACCGTTCTTGATGATATAACGGCAGAATATGCGGATTTTCCCACTTTCATTTTGAACTTGATCTTTCACATTAACACCTCCTTTCCGTTCTGCCTGCCGACCTGTATCGACAAGCTATAAGTTGCACCCTGTCAAGTGCAACTAAAAAAAGCCCAAAGTTACAGGACATTGGGCTTAATGTCTTTCTCACACGAGAATGGACAAGATGATGGCGAATGACAGTTCGCCGGATCGGAGGTGTTAATGTTCCGAATCAAGTTCGATGCAAATCGACTTCGATATTTAGTTATCAAATATCAAATTAACTCTTTTAATAGTTTAGTTAACATTGTTGTATTATGAGTAAAAAGAAAATCTACATCTCCCTACCCATTACCGGCAGGGACTTCGATGAAGTGGAAAGTGAAATACTATACGTTTCGGGAGTCCTCGAAATGAAAGGATACCGTGTCGTCACACCGATAGACTTCGATGTAAACCCCGATTTGGACAAACCCTATCATGAACTTCTGGGAAACGATATAAAGGCACTAATGGAATGCGATGCGATATGCCTTTGCCCCTGTTGGGAAAAATCCAAAGGCTGCCAGTTAGAACATTTCGTGGCCCAACTATGGGATAAGGAGATAATAGAATTTGAACGATTAAAATACAGTAAGATATGGAAAGAAAAGTAGGAGAAATATTTGAGTACAACGGAGAATGGTATCAGTGTATTCATACAAAATCTCTTGGATGTGAGAATTGTGATTTAGCTACCAAGAGTGATATTCATTGTAGTGATGTATTTGAGATAAGAGGAGAATGTTTATCATGTTATAGAAAAGATGGTAAATCTGTAATCTTCAAGAAACTTGAAAAGGTCGGAGATCCTATTAGGATAGAGAATAATCATACCAGAAAATAAAGGTCCCTGGTGCTCTTTGTAATAATTGTGCTTTTTGTGATAATTTTTCAAGAGACTGCAAATTGAATGACTATATAAATCATTATCCTACACATTCATGCCTCACAGATGAAATGTTTGTAGAGATTAAACAAAACAAAGAAGATATGGAAGAAAAGAAATTGAATTTTAAACCCTTTGACCTCGAAGCAGCCAAAGCTGGCAAGCCAGTATGTACTCGTGATGGTAGAAAGGCAAGGATTATTTGCTTTGACGCAAAATGTAATAAACCAATTGTTGCTTTAATATACGATTGTAATAAAGAAACTGTTTTGCAATATCTTGAAAATGGTAGATTTTTTGTCGACCAGATTGATAAATACGACCTCATGATGTTCCCCCAGAAGAAAGAGGGGTGGGTGAATGTATATAAATCATATAATGTAGGAAAGAAAATCCCTTGCATGTATAATCCGCATTTCCAAATTTCAAGAGAATCCCAAACCAAGCGGTTAAATTTT